TGCATATCACTCCTACTAGCCTCATGTTGGATGATTATGATGGCTCTCGCTCTCATCGTAATGGATTACTTCTCGCCATTGGGAGGGATAACGATATGGATAGAAAACTCACTGGAGTCGATTATTCAAATCTGGAAGCACAAGCGAGGGAAATTCTCAGTGAAACGAAAGCGAGATTTCCAGAACTGGACTCCCAAATAGATTACTTTACCATGGAAACCTGTCTGTGTTCTTTCAAGAAGATCTTCAGAAAGAGTCATGGAAGGTATCTGGGATACTATCTTGATAGACAAGCAGAAGAAATTATGCAGTGCGAGAAAGATGGTTGGTATGGTATTGATTGGAATGTTCTATGGCAGTCAAGAGAAGAAACAATTGACTTTAGATTAGACCATAAACATGGTATTGATAAAGAAAAATTTACATCCTTCCTTAACACTGGTAAAATGCAGAATATGGATTGGATGTTTGAAGATGAAGAACCTATATTAAATGGATTGGAGATGTTTACATGACGACAGTAATTGGTGGATCTATGGCTAATGATACTATAACGATTAGTAATGGTGGTATATCAACAGGAAGCGTTACAGTTTCTTCTGGTACTATATCTTCTAGTAGTTTAGGTTTCGGTGGATTCGATATGGAAGACTTTCTTGATACACATTCGTTCAATAAGATTACAGTTGAACATAAGGTTGCAGAATTTGAGTTAGCCAAGTTAAAAGAAACTGTTCCAACATATGCAGATGAGATTAAAGAAAACTTGTCCAAGAATCTTGCAAGGGATATAATTAAGAAAACTACATTTACTAAGAAACATAATGTAGATAGTGACACGCACCACTTTCTCGGAAGAGTATGGGTGTTCACTGAAGATGAATTAAAGAACTTAATCCAAGAAGCACGAAATGTTTAATGATAGATTCGGTGTCGGTGACACTATTAATATTGTAAAGGTAACCAACCCTATGAAAACTCGTAAATTGATTGCCGTAGGTGGTCAACCTGGAACTGGCAAGACCACTCTATTCCGTAAGTTTATTGAAGGTAAAACATGGATCGAAGTGGAGCCAGCCAAACTGGTCTCGGCATTATATAATGAAGAGATGGATCTCTATATTCTTGGTAAATATCAAGAGGGTGAAACCTTTGCTGGAACAGATCGCCTATCGATGGCAGTTCAGCCTGAGTTGCAGAAGTGGATTCAGACTCATAACTGTAACATCCTATTCGAGGGAGACCGAGTTTTTAATCAGTCTTTCTTGGAGTTCGCCATGGGACTACCGAACACCGACCTTCAGGTGCTCTATTTGAAGACCACTAAGGAAGTCCTAGAACAACGATACAAAGATCGTGGTTCCGACCAGTCTGAACAATTCCTAAGAGGGCGAGAGACTAAATATAGTAATCTACTATCAAACTTTGAACTGATGCCTTATATTACCGAGTTTAGTAACACTAACTTAGAGGAGCAGGGAAAGGTACTCGCATTCTTGGAGAGTAATTTCAAGATGTAAAATGCCTTTCTGGGATGTAAAATGTCATGCAATTTTGAATTCCTAGAAAACGCTAATTACGATTGGATGGATCTGCTCAACTTTCAAGAGCGTCCATTCAGAGCAAAATTTATACCTTCAAAAGTGTGGCAAGACCTAGACAACTATTGCAACGATAGTAAAGGTCTTTCAAACTACTTCAAAAAGTGGAGAACTAAGATTGAGTTCCTCCCACAAAAATCCAAAGCCAAAATGTACGACAACTATGTTGCCGTTGGTGGTGAATATGGACCAGATGAAAGACAGTGCTGTATCCAAATATACACTACTGCTTTCGATAGATTCCCATTCACACAAGATACATGGAACAAGTTTAAGTATCGTATAATCCAGACTCAAATGCACGAGCTAATACATTTCATGCAATTTGATCGAAGAGGAGACGAGTGGTCAAACTACATCGTTCCTTACAAGAAAGTAAAACATGAAAAGAAGAACATTGAGAGAAGATATCTCTCCGAGTTCGATGAAATTCAGGCATATGCCCACTGTGTGTTACTTGATTTCAAAGTCTACAAACCAACCATCTCTACAGAAGAACTAATCAATAGAGCGAAATACTCTAAGGATTCTTCAACACTCAACTATATCCTCAAAGCATTCAATTACGACTATCGTAATAACGCTGCAATTCCTAAGTTGATGCAGCAGATTGCCAAGTGGGATCGTAAATACCAGCGAACTATACGAGCATCTCGTCGTCCTAAATAATAGGTTATAAACCTTATTGTTGATGGATAAAATGGCGGAATCACAGAATTATTCAATCGAAACTCTAATCACAGCATTGGCTGATGTCGGTTATACTGATGTCAAAAAGCTGAGTGATAAGAAAGTGGCTGTTCTTACAGACAAGAACAGAGTCTCCACGCTTGAAGATATCCAAATCAAACTAAGAGGACAATACGATCCATCACCTTCATCTGAATCTTCAGTTGGTCGTGTGAGGGTTCAACAATTTCAAATTCTTGCTAAGCCAGCAGGCAAACAAGGTAAAGCATCCGCTGGTGTTGGTAATGAAGATTTTTTAATTGATTGGATTAATGATACAGCAAAGACTGGTCCAATTAATGTAATTTTCAAATCGCCAAATAATACATATGTTGTTAATGGTTGTAAGAAAGCAACATCAGTTGGTACTGATACTGCTGGTAGAAAAAAGGCAGATGTGATTCTTGAAGATATGGCTGGTGTTAGATACTCTATTTCTATCAAGAAAGATGATGCAGAGACTTGGGAGTCTGCTGACTCATACTTTAGCGCAGAAGCCAAAGGTATTATTGATAAAGCAGTGGTCGCCAAAAAGACTAAATTAGTAAAGCACAGCACATATTATACCATTGAACCAAATATAGCAGTTGCTGCTAAACTGCAAGAAAAGAAAGCAGTTGTGTTTGGTTCAGATTTAATTCCTGGTGGCGCAGTTATTACTAAAACATTTGCGTCATCATCTTTCAGTCAAGAAGATGATACGCTAACAGTGACTGTTTCTAATATTATAACTAAATTAGAACATGTTCATGGCGATAAAGATGTTTTCTTTCTTATCCGTAATGACAAGACGAGAAAAAGTATTAAAGAGTATCCAGGAATTAGAGTACTGGCTTCCTATAAAAAACGCATTAACAAAAATGTAATTGTAGTCGAGAGATAAAACTATGTTAAATTTTAAATCATTCCTTAAAGAAGAAGCACTAAATGAAGAACTGCTGTTAGAAGCAGAATCTTCAGCTGTAGAATCAGATGATAAAGGTAAACTCCACGAGTTACTTTTAGCCAAATATCTGCATCCACAATCTAAACTTCCAGAACATCATCGTTCATTTTCTGATAATCCAGATCATGCTGGTACACCAGAGCAAGTCCACGATAAACTACAAGAAAAGATTCCACCTGCAGCATATGCAGAAATTGATCGTCACGCTAAACAATCTGCAGAAGCATTTAAGAAAAGCATGGCAGACCAAGGACATATTGGTGACCATGCTCACATTGGTAATGTTCATTGGACATCCAACGCTGACAAACCGAATGTTGCTGGTGACCACGAAAAGACTACTGGTGTTAAAGATGTAAACTCTAATGCTGACTTGATTGTTACGCTACATGATAAGGAAGGTAAACCAGTTGGGCATCATGGTATCTCTGCCAAGTATGGTTCACAAGAACCAAACTATCGCAATCCAGGACTTGACGCACTAGAGAAAACTGCTAAACTATCTTCAGGTGCTCTTGCTGCTCCAATGCAACATCATACTGATGCGATGGAAAAACTTGGTTATAATGGTTCTGCTGATCAAAGAAACATTCAAACTAAGATTGACGAGATGCCTATCAACGACATCCGTCAGAAACATGCTGAGGGTCTTGCTGCAATTCAAGCAGGTAAGAAACTTTCTGGTAAAAAGAAAATCATGCACGAACATTTAGAGAAATATATTCAAGCACATG